GCGGGACGCTGACGATCGATGACGCGATCTCCCGGCTGGAGCGGCAGAGCGACACCGTCGATGCGACCTTCGAGGAAATCCCTCAAGAATATGATTTGTGAACCGGCATAGGAGAACGATGCCATGATCGTCGAGAAAATTAAAGAATTGCTTTTGAAGGAAGATGGGTTTTTCCATGTTACAGACGCGCGAGGACATAAGACGATAGTGATTGAAGGACCATTTTCGTCACAAGATAAACTGGAGAGACATACAGGTAAAACCAAAAATTCGGTTACTCGTATTGTAACCGAATACGATTTGTGAACCGGCATAGGAGAACGATGCCATGACCTACGAACGAATGCACGGACGCGAGGAAGGTATTGCCGAGCGCCTGAAAATGTGGCGACGTGCTCTTGCCACCGACAAGAGTTATCCGTGGCTCGGCACCGGCATCTGCGACGACCTCGTAACTGCCGCTCGAATGCTCGGCGCTGATGTGTCCGAATTCGACCAACACAATGACGAACCGACCTTGCCTGAGATTGTGCCTGCCGAGCCTGTAGTAATGGAGTTTGACCTGTGAGCGACCTTCCATTTCTTGAGCAGCTTCGGCAAACGAATGGCGATCGATATCGCGAATGGACAGGTGACGGCATCGAAGATCCCCTCTACCTGTCAAATGAATTTGGCGGTGAAGCAGGGGAAGTCCAAAATCAGGTCAAGAAACTCGTCCGTGAAGCGCGGGGATGGAAGGGCAGCAGAACGACCATCGACAAACTTGCGGACGAAATAGGCGACTGCATAATTTGCCTCGACAATCTCGCGCGCGGGTATGGTATTAGTCTTGAAGAAGCAACACGACGCAAATTTAATGCGACGAGCGATGCAAACGGCTTCGAGCAAAAGCTATGACCGCCGCCCGCGACCGCAAGCAAGCTGCAAAGGTTCTCGGGATCACGATGCAGGCGCAGCTTCGCGCATTGCTCGAAGCCCAAGGCAACGACGAAATCCAAACCGCCGCCATCATTCTCGGCGACACCTTCAACCGCAATTCCGAATTCATTGTGTGGGTGCTGAAGGAATTCGGCGGCGTCGAGCAGATGCCTTTTGCTCGCCAGCCAAGTCTCAAATCGGTGAACTGACATGCAGGAAAAAACTTTCATAAAGATACGAGACATAGGTAAAGAAAAACCCGATCAATTCCTGTTTGTGGAAACCGGCCTAGCAGGCAAAAATTTGATACCCGTAGGCTACATGAAACCAGTAGAACCCGATCTATGAACCTCCAAGCGATAGCCAATGCATACGGCGTTTCCGTCGATGAAGTGCGCGAGCGTTGGCTATCGCTGCGCGTGGCAATCTGGAAATCTGATTTCCGGCGCTTTGCAAAAGAGGCGCTTCGCATTCGGACCAAATCAGGCGATCTTGAACCGCTCGAATTGAACGAGGCGCAAGGAATTTTGCACGACGCCGCCGAAGCGCAGCTTGCGCAAGAGGGCTGGGTGCGTCTCGCTGGCCTCAAAGGTCGGCGGCAAGGTTTCTCGACCTACGTTGCTGGCCGCGGCTACTGGCGCGCAACCTTGTGGGATCGCCAACGGATTTACATTCTCTCGCATGAAATGAATTCGTCGAATATCCTTTTCGACATGGTTCAACTTATGCAGGAGAAACACCCCTTCCCGCCTGCGGTCGGCACCGACAACGCCAAGGAACTCGAATTCGTCAAGCGCGGCTCCAGCTACCAGGTTGCGACCGCAGGACAGAAAGCCGGAGGTCGCGGCACCGCAATCAGCTTCTTTCACGGCTCGGAAGCCGCATGGTGGACCAACGCACCTGACCATTTCGCTTCGTCCGTGCAGGCCGTTGACGAAGTGCGCGGTGTTTGGGGAGTTCTGTGGACGCAGCCAACCAATCCCCTACCGTTTGAACAGCAGCACATGCAGATCGAAGGATGGATCAAGGCACCGTCCGAAATCTGGCTGGAAACCACGTCAGCCGGTCCAAGCGGGGAATTCTGGAAACGCTACATGGAAGCCATGAAGGGGACAGGGCGATATCGCCACGTCTTTGTGCCGTGGACCGTGCAGAGCGAATACACCGAACCGGGTGATTTCATCCCCTCGCAGGAAGCCGAGGAAGAAGGTGATCTTTCCGAACTCGAATATCAGGAAGCTTATGGGCTTTCCGACGCTCAGATGCTTTGGCGGCGGTCGAAAATTCAGGACGTGGGCTCGGCCGGGAAATTCCGGCAGGAATACCCGATCGATGTGACCGAAGCTTTCGCGGCCGCGAATATCGAAGGCGTGTTCATCAAGCCGTCGCTCGTGCTGCGCGCTCGCAAGCGCAAGATGGTCGATCCGGACGCGCCGCTGATTATTGGTGTCGATCCGGCTGGCGCAGGCGGGGACCGCTTCGCCGTCGCGTTCCGTCGCGGCGACAAGATCATGAAAGTGGTGCATCGGAACAAGCTGGAGCATGACGAGGCCGTAGCGTGGCTTTCCTCAATCATCGACGACCACAACCCGAGCCGCATGTGCATCGACCGTGGCTCGATGGGGCAAAACATTATTTCCGCACTGCGCAACATGAACAAGGAATATGCGAACGTAGTGAAAGGGATCGACTTCGGAGCCACATCGCGCACGAAAATGGCAAATCCGAAGCGTGCAGGGCCGTGGAACAAGCGTGCCGAAATGTATGGCGATTTCCGGACGTTTCTCGTTGAAGGCGGCGCGATCCCTGATGATGATGATCTCGCATCCGATATTAGCGGCCCGAAGCAAAAATGGCGCGCGAATAACGATTGGCTGCTTGAGAGCAAGCAGGATATGAAGGTGCGAGGTATCCGCTCGTCTGACCTTTCCGACGCCTGCGTTCTGACCTTTGCGACTCGCGAATTCTTCGACGAGTGGAGCAAGCCCAAGCAGTCAACCGGCTTCGGGGCTGGACGTTTGCCCAACGAAATCGCATTGAACAGAGTTGATAGTCCCGGTATTGGTGATAATGACGGATATTGGGAATATTCCGGCTCTACAGGATGGATGGGGTAAATGGCAGGCATCAGAGACAATCTCGCGCGGCAGGACTTCGAGCCCATCGCCCGTACGCGCGTCAAAACCCCCAAGGGTTTTGACAGTGATGATCAATTTCTGGATGATATGCGCTCGAAATATGAGTGGGGCTACGGCTTCAACGAGCACAATATTCTCGCGGGCAAGGAAGATGCCAAGTTCGTTGTCGGGAACCAATGGGACCCTATCGTTGAGCAGCGCCGCAAGGATCAGCGCAAGCCTGTTCTGACCTTCAACCGCCTCGTGGCCTTCATCGCTCAGGTTGTCGGCAACCGGCTGATGAATGAGACGGAAATTCGGGTCAATCCCGACAAGGCCGGCACCAAGGAAATCGCGGAAATCCGTGAAGGTATTATCCGCTCGATCTTCAAGAATTCCCATGCCGACTTCGCGCGCGATGAAGCTGCGAAGTACCAGGTTGTCGGCGGTGAAGGCTACTTCACCCTCAACATGGAATACGAAAGCGATGACGTTTTCGAGCAGCACCTAAGCCTTGGCGCTGTCACCGATCCCTATGCCGTGGTCCTCGATCCGTTGTCGATCGAGCCGAGCGGCGCGGACGCGCAATGGGGCTTTGTCGGCGACGATCTCCCGCAGCAGGAATTCAAGCGCCGCTGGCCGTGGGCGGCGGAAGTCAGCTTCCTCAACGAAAAGCGGTGGAACCAAAGCGGCTTTTGGCTTTCCCAAGACTGCGTCCGGATCGTGTCCTATTGGCGCATGGTCACGGAAGGTGTCAAAGTCCTCGCACTCTATCAGGATGGTAGCGTTCATGACGTTACCGAAATGGAAGAATTCGAGTACATCAATTTCGTCGAGCAGCGTAGCGACGGGACGCCCTATATTCGCGAAGTGCCGAACCGTTTTGCGCGCCTTTACGTGTGCTCGGGCAACGCAATTCTTGAAGGCCCATACGATTACCCGGTTTCGTCGATCCCGGTTTACCGGGTGCCGGGATGGGAACTCAATGATGGGGAAAAGGTCCACCGTTGGGGCTTGATCCGGTTCCTGAAAGATCCGCAGCGCCTTCACAACTATTGGCGATCGACGGTTGCAGAACAGCTTGTCGCCGCACCACGCAACAAGTGGCTGACCACGCCCGAAGCGGTGAAAAGCCACGAAGCAAGATGGCGGCGCGCTCCAACCAGCGACGATCCGTTCCTGTATTACAATGACGGGGAAACCCTGCCGCAGCACATTCCGCCGCCCGGTATTGATGCCGCGCTGGTGAATGAAGCCGCGATCTCGACGCAGGACATGAAGGATATTTCCAATATCCATGAAGCTGCGATGGGGATGCCGAGCAACGAAGTCTCGAAGGTCGCGATCCAGCAGCGCCAGATGGTTTCGGATGTGGGAACCTATATCTACGTGGACCGTCGCCGGGTTGCCGACGAGCGTTGCGCGAAGAACATCAACGAATTGATTCCCTACATTTACGACACGCAACGCACGGTCGCAATTATCGGCCGGGACGACAAAACCATCCTGCAAGCGATCAATGATCCGTCCGAACCGAATTCAGACATGACACTTGGCAAATACGGGGTCACAGTGAGTGTCGGGCCAGCGAGCGAAACCAAGCGCACACTTGCAGCCGAGCAGATGATGGCCTTCGTGAACGCGATGCCGCAGAGCGCCGCAGTTGTCATGGATCTCGTCGCTGAAGCACAAGATTGGCCGCGAGCAGGTGAATTTGCCAAACGCTTCCAGGCGCTCTTGCCTCCTGGCACGATCCCGATGGAAGACATGACACCCGAACAGCAGCAGGCGGCGCAAATGCAACAGCAGATTGCCGAGATCACACAGCAGATGGACAAGGCGATGGCCGACGCCGAATTGGCAGGTAAGCAGGCCAAGGCAGCAAATGACGAAGCCCGAGCCCGTCTTGCCGAAGCACAAGCCTACAAGGCCATTCTCGATGCACAAAGTCGTGCGGCTGACGTGGCCTCGAAAACCGGCGAGCGGGAAGCCAAGATTGACGACATGGAATTCCGTGAAGTCATGGACACTTTGGATCAGGAAAATCGCCTGATCGCCGAAGATCGAGATTTCGATGAGCGGGTTCGTATCAACACACAATCACCAACGGAGAACGAAGAAAATGAATAGTTTGGATAACAGGGTGCGACTGAGAATGACGGCCAGCGAAATTGCAATGGGTCGCTTCATGCGCGCGCCTGACCACAGTAGCACCGACGATTTCGCTGAGTTCGAAAAGTCTGGCGAAGTTGAGGTAGGAGACAGCAATCTCGCGTCCGAGAAGGAAGAAAAGTCCGCCAAGCGCGCGCCGAAAGTCGAGCCCGATCCGGTCGAAGATGAAGCCGACGATCAGGACGATCAGGACGATCAGGACGACGCAGACGAGGGCGATGATCAGGACGACGCCGAAGATGAAGGCGACAAGCCGAAGAAGTCGGCCAAGGATCACCAGATCGAACGCCTCAAGCGGGAAAAAGCCGATCTCGCGCGCCAGCTTCGCGCACGGGCGGATACTGAATTGCTCGAACGGATCGACCGGCTCGAAAAGGGCTTGCCCGCTGCAAATGCCGGTGCTAATCAGGAAACCGGGACACCGGCTCCTGATCCGAACGATCTTGAGAAGTATCCCCTCGGGCACCTCGATCCCGAATATATCGAGGACATGGTTGATTGGCGGGTTGAAAAACGAGCCGCCGCTCAAGCCGATGCGGTCCTGCAA